CAAGTTAGGATTTGAATATCGTTTCACAAGGCCATACACATGATAGCCTTTTTGGAGCAGTAGTCGAGCTAGATAAGGACCGTCTTGGCCGGTCATGCCTGTTACAAATGCGGTGCGTTTCATCACAGTATGTATCACATTTTGGAGTCATACTGTAATATCTTCCATGCCTGCTGTGCGTAGCCGAACCACGTGGCCCATCTGCCATTGTTTGGTATCCAAGCCCTTCATGATACCCAACCAACGATTGCGTAGCAGGGCCACTTCGTTGATGATGGTTTCAAAGTCCACCACTTCGTCCTCACCTTCAGCGTACTTTTCAGCATCTCTTGATGTAAGAGCGCGAGCATATCCTTCCAGATACTTTTGAAAGTGTTTTCTGCGTATCTTGCGTAGTTGGATGTTGAGATAGTTTAACACAGCTTCAATCTCTTGCAGTTGATTAAAGCGTTGTTCTGTGATACCGGGCAGGGCTGTGATGTTTTTTTCCAGCACACCCGAGATCTTGCAATCTCGCTTGGCTGCATCAAGCTCTGCTTCGTAATGGTCTATGAAATCAGGAATGGCCGCCAAGTTGGCCACTACCTTGCTATACCACATCAGTTTTCCCAGTCGTCGGCGTGATGATCTTCTTCTTCTTCCTCAACGTCTTCATCATCCTCGTCCTCGTAGGATTTATCGTTGTCGAGATATGCTGTGAGGGCTCGTTTGATATCCGCATCACCTTTGAATGTGTCCTTGATATCATCTACATCACAGTCGTTGTCGATCAAGATGGCCACCACTGTTTCGGCTGCTTCATCACGATCCACTGTGTTCACATAACGCTTGAGTTCCGACCACATCTCGCTGGCCACTGCTACTGCTTCATTCATTCTGCTATCTCCTCAACGATACTTACTTCAGTTTTCTGATTGCCAAAGTCCGCCATGGCGCGATCCAAGCAGCCTTCTTCATTGGCTTCCCACTTCTTGCGGAACTTCTTGATGATTTCGCCATCGCTGGTCACAAACACTAGACTGTTGCCTTCTTTCTTTAAGAGATTGCGTTTCTCCATGAGATCTACCATGCCTGAAAAAGGACTCATTCCGGTCTCATAAGGAATCTTTACCTGCACACCTTCAAAGGGTTTTGCATAGCGTGTTTTCATCACTTTACAAGCAGCACGGATACCCATCACATCCGAGATCTTGTTGCCATCCTCGTCCTCTTTGAGTTTGAGTTTTTTCATGGCCACAACGATGGAACTGGCATAGATGAATCCTTGACCACCGGAGATCTTGTCGTCTGGATCAAACATGTCCTGGCTGGCGTATGTGTGATTGGTACACACCAGGCCCACATTGTATGAACCAAACATGTTCACACAGTTACGCACAAGGCTGGTGAGTGCTTTGGGTTTACGACCTAGGTCACCTTTCATCTCGCCTGCGTCGAACTGATTCACATCAGTAGGAGTGAGCAACATGCCCAGGCTGTCGATCACGAACATGACCTTGGGACGTTCGCCGTCGGGCAAGGCCTTGTAGTCGCTCATGAATGTTGAGATTGTTTTGGCCACATCGTCAATCATGGCCATGCTTAATTTAAGCAGTTTGTCCTGGCCGGTATCCACACCCAGGGCCTTGAGCCAGTCTTCATCCAGTGCGTTCTCACTGTCGATCAACACCACATAGATGCCCTGTGCCTGGGCATTCTTGATGATGTTGCCGGAGCAGATGTAGCTTTTACCTGCACCAGATTCGCCTGCAAACACAGTGACCTTGCCCAGTGGAATACCTTTGTTAAAGTCTCCAGAGATAAGATAGTTCAAGGCATAGTTGCCTGTGGAGATCCAGTCTGTTGGATCGTTGAAACCAATGCTCAATCCTTCGATTGACTTGGTGATTTCCTTGCGGAACTTGCTGACGTCAAATGGTTTTCCCATGATAGTTTCCTTTTATGCTAATTTGTAAAGTTCTTTGAATATGTCTCGGCTGTTCAATCCACGTCGTTGATCCAGTATGGATAAGTCTGCAAATGATTGCTTGAGATTTTTCTCAAATGGTGTGTTTAGATATGCTAACATGTTTCGATAACTGTCTTCCAACAAATAACCTGGATGCTGATTGATCTTGTCCTGTAATGTGTCTCTCACAGAGTTTAACACACTATCTGGAAGATGTCTAATATTTAGGTAGAGTGGGGTTAATAATGCGCCAATTATGTAACTGTTGTTGTGGAATCCTAAATTCTTTAGAAAATCAACACAACCAAACACACTCTGATAGTTCAACAAGAAATGCAACATGTTGAAACTGATACGGTGATCCAGTTTTCTGATGGTGTTGAGATTGTCCAAAAAGTCTGTCCATCGACCGCCATGTCTGATGTATTCAAATTCTTCTTGAATGGTTTCCACGCTTACCGTCCAATGAACATTTTCAAATTCGCATAGTTTATCAAAAACTCGAGTATCAACTTTGCTGAGATTGGTATTGATACGCAGATTTACTCTTGGATTAGTTGATTTCAAAAGATCTAGAAGTTCCTCGTTTTCCTTCATCAACAACGGTTCTCCACCAGCAAGATAAACATGTTTTAATTTATGTGCGTTCTCAAAGATGTAATTTTTAAATTGTTGTTTTTGGATAGACGTTGGCGTGTCAAGATATTTGTCAAGCTCTGATGCCCATTTACTGCTAAAACCTGGTCCGCAGTACACGCAAGAAAAATTACAAAGATTAGTCCATCTCACATCCACTGTCTGTAGATCAAAATTGCCAGTCTGATACGTGTCAGTTGGAACTTTTTTAAGTTCTCGGATATAGAAAACACGATCACTGATGATGTTAAATCCAGACTTATCACCTTCTAGATCATAGCAGGTATGGCACGTTGATACTGGTTTGTGATCAATTATAAGTTGTTGTGTTGTTGTGTTAGTATTTCCTAACAAGATATTTTGTATCTTATCATTTTTAATATTCCCTATAGTCCCAGCACTACGGATGCAATTCTTTACCGTGCCATCAAAATTATACATCAATCCAGTCCATGGCATGGGACAGAATTTCTTGTTAGTGAGCATATCTTTGGGTGTCATAATCCCATTGATCCTTTGGCGTATCCTAGAGATAATTCTTGGAACACCATGTTTTGTTGATCAGCAGCAACCATGGCAGCAACTATGGTGTCAGCCCAGGCATCAACATCACAGTAAGGAGGTCCGGGTACCTGCCCTGGTTGTGTGGCCACACCACCCGGTCTAATCAAAGTGATACTTGGCCAACTCTTTTTCCATCTCAATTGATTTATCGCTTGTTCAAGAGCTATTTTCTGATTACGATATGCACTCATGCTGATCTCTGATTGACCAGGTATCGGTGGGTCAACAGGACATTGTGTCATTATGGTGCTGATACACCATATGTGTTTGTTGGCTTGTCCTTGCCATGATTCCCACACAGCATATAACAATTCAGTCTGGGCATATCCTGCTTGGGCGTTGTTGATGAACATATCACAAGATTCAACTTGTGCGACAATTTTAGGAATGACTCTGATGTTGTGTCCGTCGCGTTTGCTCAGTCCTACTATTTGGTGTCCTCGTGAGATTAAGATTCGACACAATGCTTTTCCTATGCCCGCAGTATGTCCAGTAATTGCTATTTTCATGTTAGTAAATGTATAGGTTCGTTATGAAATGTAAAACTAGCTACAATTCTAGGAAGACTTTCAGGAGAGACCTCTTCCACGCTATGTTCTATCTGAGAATTAAAAATTATAGGATTGCTCATATCTGCATATTCTGCCACAATGTCGTTGTTGATATACCAACGGTTGATCCATCCCTTTGTATTGATCACTGGCAAATTTAATTTTGCTATCACCGGCGGTTCATCTATGTGTATGGGCAAGTGTTCGTTGGTCTCGATTATAGTTATGGCCGCATGTCTTGGCAGTAGATTGTATTTTTTAAAAAATAACATCAACTCAGGAACATGTTTTAGCACAGATTTACAATCGATAAAATGCCAGCCAAATCGAGTAGTATCAAGTAGGTTGGTGTGTTCCTGCAAAAAATCATATATCTTTGCAGAGATAATTTTGATATCGTCGCAAGGAAACTCTACATAGCATTTCATTGATAATAATCCTTGTATCTTATGGCTCTTAAGCTATCCTGCTGATTGATAAAATTTTGTAACTCTTCTGAATTATCTGCCTCTGAGCCCACCAGATCAACTAGTTCGTCAGGAGCATCCGCTATGTTGGTTAAATAATTACTGTGTCTGATATTTAAAACTTCTGGTTGTTCTAATAGCGCCCAGGAATGTTTTATGTTGTGTTTTTTGGTATATGCTTGTATGTTCTTTAGGTCACCTATGTTCAATGCTGACACTGTGGTCCAGGTATTTAACTCATGCACACCCATGATCTTGTATGATTCAATTGTTTGTTCAACATCTTTCCATTTTATAGGCCATCTCACATAATCATGTATGCGATCTATTCCGTCCAAACTTACAGTTACTGTGATCTTGACTCCACGCTCAATCAACTTGGGCAATGCGGTCATCACACGACTACCATTGGTGTTGAGACGAAGATACTTCACGTTGGGTGGCAGCTGATTCAATAGTTTCAAATAGTTAGGACTGGCACTAGGTTCGCCGCCGTTGATGTCTATCCTTGTTATTCTATCCAATGGCAACTGATCAATACGGTTGCTGTTGTTGATCTTGATATAATTTTTAGATTTTAAACTGCCTATCTTTGTAGATAGATTCTCGCTGCAGGTTTGACAAGCACTGTTACAGATATTATCTAATACTCCACTTAGTAAAATATAGTCGGACCTGATTAAACTGTTCCTAGGATGGTCCTCCAGGGCATGTTGTCTTATGCTTTTGTTGCCAATGGATTCGGCTGTTTGGCATCTAATGCACTCTTGGGGCCATACATCATTTTCCATTGTGTGTTTGATGTTTAAGAGCCAAGTGCTAGATTCTAATTCAGCTAATGTGTTAAATTCGGCCGGCCGGACCATGTGGCCACAACGGCTTATAGTCCCATTGGGAGTAAATCTTGCAAAATGATCAGTTCTAGGGCAATACACTTTTAGAAATTACTTTGATGTGTTGGCAGACTATGTCAAAGGTTGCTGTGTGAACTGTACAATAGTGATTGATTATTTCCGTCCAGGTCATTTCTTCTCCTGCCAGATCCAACAGTATCTGATCCATAAACAACCAAAGTTCTAATCCTGCATTGTTATCTAATAATTTTTTCGCAAATTCAGCATCACTTGGCAAAATGCCCGCGCGATTGTTATGATCGGTAGCGATCAGATTAAAATCTCTAAAATCTCTTATTCTAATTTTAGCATGAGGTGACAGGTAACGACTAAGATTTAACAGCCAATGAAATTGTGGAAGGTAATGTTTGTTTAGAAACTTATACTGTTTAGCAAACCAAAATGCTGTGTTCTGATCTAGTTCAGGATGATCTCGTTTTAAGTGCTGCAAGTAGGTATTGACTCCACTTACATAACGATCTTTAGCATCTCGTATGTATACATCTACAAAATCAAGTTGTTGCAGATGATCATTTGCTAACAATGTTAATCCATGTGTTTTCTGAAGATTTCGCAGACTGCTGGATCCATTTTTCTGAATCAGATAAACCCACTGATTGTGAAGTGGCATCTCTACCACTTCACAATCGTCAGGAAATAAGATAGAATCTATCTCGGTCAGCATTACTTGTTCTGACGACTACGAATCATGGCCAAGATGTCCTCGGCCTTCTTGTTACCTTCTGCTGGCTTGGCCACTGGTGTTGAGGCCACAGGAGTATCGTCGTCTTCAAACGCATCCGCAGGTGCCTTCGCAGCAGGTGCTGCTTTGACCACTGGAACATCCTCGTCCACATCTGCTGCGGCAGCGCCAGCAGGTGCTTGCAT